CTTGCGTGAACTCTCGCCTCAATCGAATGAAACTTTTCATTACCAAACTTGGTAGTCTTTACTTCTCCAGGTGACCACTCAACAAGGGCATCAACTTCTATAGGAGTATCAAAAACTTTTTCAGTGGACTCTTCATAGACATCATGGACGGATGTCACATCCATTCTAACAGGATAGTAAAATATCTTTTGACCAATGACGTCTTTGATGATTTCTTTTGTAAGGTCACTAATGAGGTCTAGCTCTCTCGGTGTTATGAAAAGACGGGCCATTTGTTATCCTATTGTGATGACACGACCCATCGGGATCGGGACTGCTTTCAGGATTTTTTGAAGATTATCAACTTCTGCCGCTTTGACTTCAATCAATTTGTTATATGTCATTGAGTCAAGCATCTCTTTGAGATCTGCCCTAAGCTTTTCTTTTTCTTCTTTGGCGGTGCTTTTAAGGTCAGAGCCGTCAAGTGTCAAGTCACCGCCTGGAATTGGCACGGTGCTAAACTTTGATCTGATCATTCCGAGCAGCTCGCGGCTTAATGCTAGGGTATATTGTCTAACCCACTGCCGAGCCATGGAATTGACTTTAGAATAAACAAAATTACCAAATGGAACATTAGACAGGTTCGAAACACCGCTAATAGATGCATCTGGTATTGCAGGATTCATTGGGTTCGACTCAAAACTGACTCTGACAAACAGCTTCAGCGGATTTACAGCGGTTGGCGACGGGAATATTCTAATCTTTGTTCCCGTGATACGATAGCTGTAGTTTGAGCGACGAACCCTGTTAGAGATGCTCATCTGGCCTCCACGAAGAATGTCTTCGAAGACCGGCAGAACATAGAAGACGGTCTCAGGAGTGAATGACTCGAATGAGAACTCGTTGTTCAAGTAGTTAATGGCTGATGTAGTATCAAAGAATCGATAAGCAGCTTGAGGATTAAAGTGAAAGACTTCCATAATTCTCATCTTTCTCTTCTCGGGATTCAAAGATGAGCTAACAACTGGAATTCCAGTGCTTGGATCTAACAAGTCAGTGTATAGATCGTAGTCTTGAACATTCTGCTTCAGAGAAATTGCTCCTGAAACTGAATTATATGATCCTCCGAGGCCGGCCTCCACGGCATACGGCTCAGCCAGGCGAATCACATAGTTAAGAGTGTCTCTTGGAAACTTTTGTGTCGACTCATCGAGGCTGCCGGTCTGCATTCCGAGCAGTGACAAGAGCTGACTCTTGGCTTGATACTGATTTATGAGGGCGCCGTACTCTAGAAATGATTCTTCAAAGCAAGCCCAAATCTGTTTCTTTGTTAGCTCAACTGAAAGAACATCATCGCCAAGCTTGCGCTTAACAAATGTAACCATTGCATCTGCTTCTGATTGAAACAGTGCATCAGAGTCAAAGAAACCGAACGGCGTTGGGTTCAACGTGCTAGTAAAGGTGACTGACATCTTACATCTCCAGATGTAAATAGGATGATGTCAGCTATTTCCTTTCTAAGTTCTCCCAAAGATTCGCTAGAATTGACTTTCTTTGTCTGCTATCTTTGATTTGACCATATTCAGCTTTCAAAATAGACCAGTACTTATCTTTCATGCTGTCGCTAAGTGTCTGTGGGACAAACATATTAAATGATTCATGGTCATTAACATTTAAAAAATTACGAACTTCAGTTCCAGAAATTTGAATTGTTTGACTTCTCGGAATCGGAACTTGCACAAACTTTTCCATGGCCAATGGATCTTTGACCATTGCTGCGATCTTGTCTACTGAAAATTTGCCTACAGCATCTTCATCATCTGTATAGAAGAAAAATTTGCTAACAACGTTCTTTAATGACTTTATCTTGTGCACAGCAATGCTAAGCGGTGACTCAGAGCTTATGATTAAAGTTGCATTTGGAAAATCTTTATAAAACTGTGGTTCAAGCACCGCTTTCCATGCATCAATCATAACTCCTGCCGGAAGTTCATCGCGGCCCGCAGACGACGTAATGATAATGGCCTCATCACATTCTTTAGCTGCTCGACCAATCATTTTCCAATGACCATCATGAACTGGCTTTCCTGCCAATACAAAGATACCGATTGTAATCCCGTTCTGGGTTCCAATCTCAAATCTCTTCATCATTATATTCTTGGCTGTCAGAAAAAGATCTTCTTGACGTTGAATCAACAGCTTTGGATGCCGGAGCGAAATGACTCGATTAGTAATTGCCGCATTAAAGTAGCATTTTTTATGAAGCGCTTCAAAAGCCGCATTAAGCTCATCTTCATGAATATTTCTGCGCTGGTTTGGAGCGATATCAGAAGAAACTTGATCGGCAATGGCAATAATTCCATCCCAATATGCTTGCTCTTCTTCTGGGGCGTTGGCTCGATATTTCAATTTAACGGCGCTACGCACATCAAACGAATGTTGATCAGGCCTTAGCGCCTTATAAAGGGCTTTTGTTATCGATGTCTTAAAAACTGATCCTTCTGCGGCTCGAGATTCATCATCGTCTGCTTCAGAAGACAAAGAAGTATTGAATTTTGAGAAAATTTCATAAACTGCATCAATGATTTTAAGCGGCCTGTCTTGAGAACTATCATTGTAAGCTTTTTTAAGCGTGTCTGCTGAGTCAGCAAATCTCTTTTGAATCTCTACGCTGCGGATTCCTTCACCAAATTTCATAAGGTTAGCAATACTTCCTTCAAAAAGAACTGGATAAGTTCTGAAATCAAGAATGCTTGCGTATTCTTTTAGCTTGTCATCGTCATCAACAGGCGAAATATTTGAGACAAGCTGTGCCCTTGTTACTTTATAGCGAGATGGACCAAAAAGTGTCAGAAATATGCCGTGCTTTTGTGGATAATCACGTGTGATTGTCGGCTTTCGTTGTACGAACTCTAAAAAGAATTCCGTTCCTTGCGGGATTGAACCAGTGTCTTTGTGAATTCTTGCCATATGATTGTGAATAAGTGAATACTGCGCCGTTCCAGAAGAAGTTGATCGCACTTCTTCTTCACGCTTTTTAAGATCTTTTATCTCACCTGAATAAATGATGTTTCCCTTGTAAGCAATATACCAATTCTTGGCATAGTCTGCAGGATCAAACTCATTGTTTCGGCGAATAAGCGTGAGTTTTGTTCCATCGATCTTTTCAACGATCTTAATGCTTGGATCATCGATAAATGCTTGTGCTTTTAGCCGATCATTTGCCCGAGCTCGCGGGGAGGCATCAGGCCTGACCATTGCTTTTCGAAGATCTTCAATTGAAATGTCTGTTGCCACTAGAACTCCTTATATGACTTATTATATCATAAAGAGCCTACGGTTGCACAGGTTCAGTTATTGGCCTCTAATGATTTCAAAAAGTCGCTTTTTGGAATAAAAGAGTGATTCATTAGTCCCAGGTGATTCATCGTCTTCTGTGAATCCTTCTTGTCCTCTAACTTTGTAATTTTCATAGAAAGTTTTCTTAAGCTCTTCAATATCAACCGTTGATGCTTCGGCTTCAGGAAGAACTCTTCTAAAAACATCAAGAGCAGTGTCTTTGACCTTTAAGTCTTCAGCTGGATCAGTGGCAGATAATTGCTGTGAACTGTAACCAAAGAACCTAAAAACCAATCCTTCATAAATTTTAACAATATCTTGCGGTGATTTTCTATCTTTCAATAATTTAAGGACACCGGTAAATGAACCAAAATTTTTTAAATCTTGCTCAGTGGCAGGTGGCTCTTTTCCAAACAACCCAATAAAAATCTCATTAAGATCTGTAGTGACGTCCTCGCGCTCGGCACGCTTGAGTTTTGCGTACACATCTTCACCATCAAATTGCCAATCAAGCTTTTTATATTTGCTAGACATCCCAGTCATAAGATCTATACTTGCGAGTGGTCCGAGACGAGCTGGCACCATTGAGGCGGCGGCAATCTCTTTTCTAACTTGATCTTCAGCTTTCTTTCTTGCGGCATCAGGATTCTGTTTCTTTGCTGCCATCAGCTCATCAAACTTTTGTTGAACTTTTAATTCGATTTCTTCTGCTGAAGGAGGAACGTACGTCTTGCTAGCTTTCATCTTAATGCGTGGTTGCGCGGCAGTTGCAGTTGGAGTTGCCTCACGTGCATTTTTAGGAGAAGGATAAGCGGCAGAGACAATTGAAAAGATTAACATCTTATGTGCAACGCCCTTGACGCCTAACTTTATATCATCCCATGATGAAGAGTAAGCAAACTTAAACCAAGGTGTTGGACGACCGCCAGAGTATGTAGATGACTCAAAGTCAATCTGAAAGAATGTTTCTCCTTCGCCTTCAGGGGCGTTAGGATCCCATGTATATGCAAACAAAGCATTGATCTGATCAAGTCCTTTGGTAGTCTGCTTGTTGTGACCAATATAAGTGATCTTGTCAGTTAGTTGCTTGTCTTCAAGCCGAGTTAGCATCTTATAAAGATCGATCATTTTGTCTGACGGCGTTGTTAAGTCAATATCACCAACAGCTGGTTTAAATTTTATGAATTCTTCATCTGATAGCACCTCAGGAGGAGCAAACAAGTGAGCTGAAGATCCATTAAATGCAAATCCAGATGTCAGCAACTCATCTCGCTGTGAAGCATCCCAAAGTGGCACGCCATAATCACGATTAAATTCGGCATCAATAACTTTAAGCATTTTAATGACATCATTACGAAGCTCTTGACGTTTGATCCGGCCAGCCTTGAGATCAATCTTATCAGCATAAGCATCTCGGCCTTTTCTTTTTTTAACTTGTGCAGGGCTGATAGTATTGCCAGTTAATGGATCACGGACGAGAGCGCGTGTGTTTCCGCCTTCAACAAGCGAAGTCTTTGGGCCAAAAATGAAAAGTGCGATGCTAAACATATCGATAAGTATCGTGATCAAAGTAAGACATTCATTTAATATCAAATAAAAATGGGGCACCCTTTCGGATGCCCCAAGTTTCATCTAACTCGCTCTTTCAAGCGAGCGATCAACTAGATGATGTTGAGATCAAGGACGGTAACGGTGCCGTAGAAGTCCGAGCGAACCATCTTCTTGCCATACCTGGTCATCACGCCCTTTCTCGGGGTGAAGTCCTCAGGTGCGAAGATGGTAGGCGTGACAATCAAGGGCACGTAGGGAGCATAGACGTATCCAGTCTCCAAATATGAGCCGCCCTTGAAGCCGACGAGGACCTTGTTCCTGGGGAAGTAAGGATCCTTGTAGACGGTGAAGCGGTTGCTTAAGGTGCCGACCTTCTCAGCGCCGATTGAGAACGGAGCGCCAACCTGGCCTGAACCGTCGATCGAGTAGCTCGGGCGGTAGTAGGTGCCGGCCTCAAGGATGGTCGCCACGTCGGGGCCGACAACGATGAAGTTGGCTGAACCGCGAAGGGTCTTCCTGTGAATCTCATTACCGACGTCGATGATCGTTTCAGTGAAAGTCTCGTACCACTCACGGACGGTGCCGGTGAAGTTCGGGCCAGGCTGAGTCGCAGAGCGGCTGATCTCAGCGCCGGTGACCTTGTTGACGAAACGTCCAGGTGCACGTGACCAGTAGTAGTTGGCGCCAGCGGCCTGGGTCAGCAAGTCGTTCAAGATCTCGCGATCGAGCTCGAGGGCAATCTGCTCAGACGGGATCTGGGTGAGCTCGACCTCAGCATCGATGCTGTGGTAAGCGTTCAGGTCCTGGGCGAGCTCCGGTGACCAGCGAGCGCGCAGCTTGCGGGTTGTCGCGGTGACGGCGATTGACTCGATCTTGATGTCGATCTCGGGGATGACCGGTGAGGGAGTTGAACCGAAGTTCGACTCGAAGACCGGGATTGTGACCGTTGAACCTGATGAGCTCTCAACGTCCAGAGTTGAACCCTGAGGATAACTCAGCGTCATTGAGCTTGAGGCGTCAATGGCCATTGTTCCTGTCACAACGCAAAGAAGATGTGTGCCTGAAAGAGGCTGGGACGTGAAGACTGAACCATCCCATGTGCCAATCTGATTGAGCCTACGGAGATTAAGGATACCAGTTCCACCTTGGTACTGCTCGCTCCATGCAGCTGCCGAAGCGTATGAGGTCCTAGGGAACAAGGCGAATGACTTGGCGAGACTCTGGTCAGCTGAGCTTGAGATTGCGCCGAGAGCAACAACCGCAAACTTGATTTGCGCTGTGCCAACACCTGCTGTGCCATTCTCGATCAAGCTTGTGAGGGCAGGATCGAAACCGAGCAGACGGCCGTCAGTGCCTGAAGCAAATGCGAACTTGGTCGCAGCAAATGTGCTAGAACCACCAAAAGCACCTGAAGCCGATAGAGTGACGTCTGTCAGGCCGTGGACGCGGCTGTAAGCCGAACCTACGAGGTCATACATACCACCAGTTGCAAGAGATCCGCTTTGGATGCCTTTGCCTGTGGGGTTGTTGTAGATCGATTGTCCACGGGTGAAAGTCGACTTGGTTGCTGCCGAGTCGAGGTCTACACCAGCATTGCCACCGACGTTTGAACCGTAGGTGTAATCTAGATAGAACAGGAGGCCGGAGGGGAGTGACATGGGCTGGATGGACACCAGCTCATTGGCAACCAAGCCACCGAAAACGCGGCGGACAATTGGGAATGCGATGTTCGAGAAGCCGCGTATGTCGCCGCTGCCGACACCGCTGCCGCCACCTGCTGACATTGAGTTAGACTCCCGAAGAAGATTCGCAGTCTGGTTCTCAAGAAGGCGGGCCATGTTCTCACGGCCAGTGCCGGCGAGACCACGGAGGAGGCCGGTGCGGCTCCACTTCTCAACGAGGCGGCTGTTCTCAGCGCCGATATCACGACCACGAATGCCTTCGGCAAGCTGGTCAAGGGTAAAAGTCTTTGACATTTTTTATCTCCAATATGGAATGTTTGTTAAAATCTGATAACGAGAGAGTGAACCTTCACTCGCCCTTCTTGTTAATACCTGCGAGAATTGCCCAGCGATCTGCCTCAACGGATTCATTCAGATTGCTTGCGCTGCCTGACCTCGTTGATCTGGAAGATGAACCGAAAACGCGATTCTCATTCATAGTTGAACCTGACTTTGACTTGAGAGATTCAGTCAGGCTTGTGTAAAGAAGCTTTGCCTCTCTCACTGTTTTTGCGGCGTCAAGAGACTCAACAACGGCGCGCTGCTGACGAGCTGACAGGTCACGATTCTGCATAAGCTTATTCACATATAGAAGCTTAGCATTGAATAGGTTGACCTCTTCCAGCTGTTCACGCAGGGTGCTGATTGCATTCTCTGACTCGACAAGTCTTGTCTTGAGTGCCTGATTATTGCGGGCCTCCTGGACTCTTGCCTTGCGCTCTTCCTGGGCTGCTTTGGTTGCCTCTTGGGCGACCTTAAGAGCCTT